AATATTGCATTTTTTTTGTCGCGATTTGGCGCCTACATTTGACATATGGATGAACTGACAGACAAGCAAAAGCTGGCGTATGCGCGCATAAAGCAAAGCCTGCGCAGCGCACGACACATCGGCGAACTTGATGAAGATTTGCTAAAGATGGCAGCGTGCCTAACGGTTGAGGTGCGCGAGCTGCAAGCCATCATAGATGAAAAAGGTTACACGTACGAATTCAAAAACCGTGACGGCGGCGTGATGACGAAGCACCGTCCGGAGCATCAGATGCTGGTGGAGTCGCGCAGCAAATACCTCGTGGTGCTGAAAGAGTTGGGCATGACGCCAGCAGCGCGCAAACGCATTGAAGTGGACGTAGAGTTGGACGACGAATTGGAAGAGCTGTTGACCTTCAAAGATGCTACAAGCTGAGGCGCATCAGTACGCGCTTGACGTAGTACACGGAAAGCAGGCGGCGAGCAAGTACACGCGCAAAGCGTGCGAACGTTACCTCAAAGACCTCGACACCGCTGAGGAGCGCGGCCTTGAATTTCGCGCGCATACCGCGCAGGCTTACATCACCTTTTTCCAACGCGCCATCAGGCATACCGTAGGGGAGTGGGACGGCCAGCCTTTCAACCCGCTTCCGTGGCAAAAGTTTATCTTGTGGAATCTTTACGGGTGGTTTCGTGAAGACGGCACACGAAGATTCAATTATGCGTATATTACTGTGGCTCGTAAGAATGGGAAAACGACGCTTATGGCAGGCGCTGCTTTGGCGGCTCTTTTCTTTGACCAAGAAAAAGCTGCTGAAGTTTATTTTGCAGCAACTAAGAAAGACCAAGCCAAAATTGGATTTGACGAAGCGCAGCGCATGGTATCAATTTCGCCGCCGCTCAGAAAGCACCTCAAAGCAGGAAAACACGACATCAAAGCGCCGACGCTTTCGGCGCGGTGTACGTACTTAAGCGCGGACCGCGATACGCTCGACGGCCTCAATATCCACTTTGCAGGAATCGACGAATACCACGCGCACCCCACCGACGGCGTGGCGAACGTCTTGCGTTCCGGTATGCAGGCGCGCCGCAACCCTTTGCACCTTACAATTACCACGGCGGGATTTAACCGCGAATCACCGTGCTACGAATTGCAAAAGACGTGCAAAGAAATTTTGGACGGCATCAAACACGACGACGCGCAATTTGCGATTATCTACGAACTCGACGAAGGTGACGACTGGACCGACAGCAGCACGTGGGTAAAAGCCAACCCGTCATTAGGCACGGCTTTACGGCCTCAGCTTTTGGAATCGCAACTACAACAAGCCATAAACCTCGGCGGCTCGCGTGAAGTCGAATTCAAAACCAAGCACCTCAACCAATGGGTGACGGCTTCGAAAACGTGGATACAGGATGAGGTTTGGATGCGCAACAAACGCGAGGCAAACCTCGACGGCCTGCCGTGCTTTGGTGGCCTCGACCTTGCAAGCGTGAGCGACATGACGGCGCTGGTAATGGTGTACCCAGAAGACGGAGGATACCACGTGCGCGGGCACTACTTTTTACCCAGCGATACCGTCGACCAAGTTTTAGACCGTGACCCCGCGCACATTTACCGCACCTTTCGAGAGCTGCCTAACGTGCATCTGACGGACGGAAACGTAACCGATTACGCCAGCATCAGGCGCGTAGTAAGCGGCGTGATGAATACGCCCGAAGGTCAGGTAATTGATGAAGGCAGCATAATGCACAATTATCAAGTGCAGAAAATCGCATTTGACCGATACAACAGCACGCAAATCGCCATCGACCTCGTAGACGACGGCGTACCGCTGGTGCCGTTTGGTCAAGGCTTTGTGTCTATGTCATCACCCACAAAACAGCTTGAAGTATTGACGCGCACCGGAAAGATTTGGCATGATGGCGACCCCGTTTTACGCTGGGCGCTGGGTAACGTTGAGCTGAAGATGGACCCCGCAGGAAACATAAAAGCGGACAAACAAAAGAGCGGCGGAAAGATTGACCCGATAGTTGCCATGATAATGGGCATCGGCGAGCACATGAAAACGCCACAGGTCGAGGAAGCTTATTTCGACATAATTTCGCTTTCGTAAATTGCGACCAATATGGCAACACTCAAGGACAGATTGGGCGCGTTACTTCGCTATCGAGTTGGCAAGTACGACAGCCAAGCGATACCCAACGAGCTGGGTATATTTGGCCACACGGTAAGCGGCGCGAATATCAACGAAGCCACGGCGCTTACTATCTCTACCGTTTACGCTTGCACGTACAAAATCGCGTCAACGGTTGCCAGTTTAGGCCTTGAAGTGTACGAAAAGAGCGGCAGAGAGATACAGCCCGCCAACGTTCACCCAGCTTACGACGTTATCAAATACCGCCCGAACGAATATCAAACGGCTTACGAATTTTGGGAAACTATTGTAAGCATGGCGGTGCTGCACGGGTGCGGTTATGCCTTAATCGAGCGCGATAATCGCGGTTATGTCACCAACCTCATCGGCCTTGATTACTATGACGTAGACCGCAAATTCGTTAATGGTCAACCCGTTTTTAGCGTGAAAAATGTTGGCATGGTTCAGGCGGAAAATATGCTTGAAATCTGCAATTTGCAGCGCAAAAGCCCGATTCGTTTGCACCGAGAAAACCTTGGTTTAGCGAAAGCGGCCGAGGAATTTGGTGCGGAATATTTCGGAAGCGGCGGCCAAATGACGGGCATTTTGTCCAGCGACCAGCCGCTGAAAAAGGAACAAATGGACCTTATTCAGGGCAGTTGGAACAGCGCGGCGCGTCAAGCGGGCACTAAATTGCTGCCTTTTGGGTTTAAATATTCGCGCATTTCCATCAGCCCCGACGAAGCGCAATTTATCGAAACTCGTAAGTTCCAAGCCGAGGAAATTTGCCGCATTTTTAGCGTACCGCCGACGCTGGTGCAACTGGAATCGCAGACGACATACAACAACGTCGAGCAGCAAAATCTGCAATTTGCACGGCACACGATTTCACCGTGGGCAAAGCGAATTGAACAAGAGATTGACAGGAAATTGATTCAATCACGCGAGCGGCCACAGATTTACAGTAAGTTTTTGCTGAATGATTTGTACCGTGGCGATATGCAAAGCCGTGCGAGTTTCTACACGCAGATGCTTCAAAACGGCGTTTTAAATATTAACGAAGTCCGAGAACGTGAGGACCTCAACCCCACGAGCGGGGGTGACACCCATGTGGTGCAAGTGAACCACATCGCGCTCGACAGGTTGGGTGCTTATTCGGATAAAATCGCGAGCGATGCCGTATGACAATTACCCCGAAGCGATGACCAACAACGCTAAGCGCGGGCTACGACTGAATGAAGCCGTAGGTGGTAAATGCGCGACGGCGGTAGGCAAGGAAACCGCGCGCATCTTAGCGAACAAAGAAACATTGAGCGAAGCACGTACGAAACGTATGTACAGCTTTTTAAGCCGCGCTCGAACTTATTACAACCCTGACGATACCGAAGCGTGCGGAACCATTTCCTACTTGCTTTGGGGCGGAGATACCGCGCTGCGTTGGAGTGAATCAAAAGTTAAATCCATGAAAGAAGAAAATAACCACGAAATAGCCGAGCTGCGTAAGCAATACGGCGAGAACGTAGAACTGCGCACGGCTGAAGTCCGCGCAGCAGGTGACGATACGTTGGTAGTTGAGGGCTACGCCAGCAACTTCGACGTTGAGTACGATTTAGGATATTTCAAAGAATCCGTAGCGCGCGGCGCCTTTGATGAGGTGCTGGAAGATGACGTTCGGTTTTTGCTGAATCATACGGGCGCGCCACTGGCACGGACCACGAACGGCACACTGGAATTGAGCGTTGACGAAACAGGCCTAAAGTACCGCGCGGCACTTGCTGACACGCAAGACGGGCGCGACCTTTACAAGCTCATTAAGCGCGGCGATATCACGCAAAGTTCGTTTGCGTTTACCATCGACAAAGACGAATGGAGCGAGGACCGCAGCACACGGACCATCACCAAAATTGGCCGATTGTTAGACACGTCAGCCGTGACGTATCCAGCATCACCAAGTACGACAGTAGCAGCGCGAAACATGGCAGCGGCGGCGCAGGAAGCGGCGGCATTAAACGACGAACAGGAAACGCAGGAACCCGCACAGGAGGAACGCGCAGAACCTGAAACTATAAAAACCGAACCGCGTAACTTTACGCAGAAATCAGAGAACAATTTTTCAAATATGACACTTAACGACTTAAAAGGCTACCGCTCCGCGTATTACGAGGAGTTCGTAGCCATCGGACAAAAAGCGGATTCAGAAGGCCGCTCATTGACAGAAGCAGAGCAAGAGCGATGCGACAAGTTGGACAACATGATAGCCGACTTGGATGTAAAGATTAAGCACAAGACGCGTGAACAAGAAATGGTTGCACGCATGGCGCAGAGCGGAAACGTATCTTCGTCGGAGCAGCGCGAGGTTGAGCGCGTACACGGCGCGTTTTCTTTGTCGCGTGCCGTTGCACAAATCGCCAACGGTCGCAGCTTGGAAGGTGCTGAAGCTGAGTGGGCGCAGGAAGCTCAGAAGGAAGCACGTTCACAGGGCTTGCAGATGACTGGCCAAATCGCCATTCCTTCAATCGCTTTGCGTACTGCTGACGACCACCAAGCAGGAGCTGGTGAATCAGGAGCGGGAGCAGTTGCGACTGTTGTGCCTGCTGCTATCGAGGCTTTGCGAGCGCCAACCGTTATCGAAGGTTTGGGCGCCACGGTTATCCGTAACGCTACAGGCAATTTGCAGTTCCCACGAGTTGGAACAAAAGCAACTGGAACAGGCGCGGATGAGGTTGCAGCCTCAACAGCGGCGGGTTTAGTCTTGGATTCGGTAAGCATGACGCCTGAGCGAGTAAGTGCAAAAACTACTTATTCAAAACAACTCATCCTTCAGGGAGGTGTGGGCATAGATACGCTCATCGCGAACGACTTGAGCGCAGCGATGAACGCGTACATTGATGACCGAGCGTTTGACGTGATTTTGGCCGATAGCGATGTAAACGACCAAACGGCTGCATCAGGTAATACAACCGATTTCTCAGCTATGGCTGTAGCTATGGAAGCGGCTGTATTGGCAGCAGGTGGCAACATGGCCGCAGCGCGTTACGCAATGAGTCCAAAGGCGTATGAGTTGACCAAAAACGCGGTAGCCGTTACTGGTGTTTCTGCTTTGTTCGAAAACGGACAATTCAACGGATTCCCAGCGACTGCTACGCCTTACCTCATCAACAACGCAAACGCTGGTGAAGGTCAGGTAGTATTCGGAAACTTCGCTCAGGGCTTGCTGCTGTGTTACTTCGGGGGGCTAGATTTGTTGGTGGACCCATATAGTGCAGCGGGCAACGCGCAAGTAACTTTGCACGTCAACCGTTTCTTCGACGTTGCTGTACGTCAGCCAGGCGCTTTGAGCATCTGCACGGACTTGGCAGCATCTTAATTCATAGCGTGATAATTTGGGAAAGGGGCGGCTTCGGTCGCCTCTTTTTTTTGTCCTTATTTTTACGACATGATGACCGTGGAAATAACAGGCACGCCGACGCTCGACAGCGTTATAACAGTTGCCGATTTAAAGAGCCATTTGCGTGTTGACCACAGCGACGAGGACACGCTAATTGAAGCGTACCGCGACGCGGCAATAAAGTGGATTGAGGATTATTGCAACACGCGGCTGGGCGACGTGACCGCCGTGGGCTACCTCGATTATTTCAAGCCGTCGCGTTTTCCGATTGGCCCGATTACGGCTATAAGTTCGGTGACGTATTTGGACACCAGCAACAGCACGCAGACGCTCGACACTGCCAAGTATTGGTACGACATCAAAACGAATGCCGCGCGCATCACGTTTGACCAAGTACCCGACACGTACGACGACGCGTACCACCGCGTACAAATCAACATGACGCTGGGATACGCAGAAGCTGACGTACCGGCGCCGATGCTTACCGCGATTCGTTGGATGGTAGCACACCTTTACGAGCAGCGGCAACCCGTAGCCACAGGCACCACGGCCATAGAATTACCCATTGGATTGTACGCTATCCTGAACCCTTACCGCATCATAACCACGCCATGAGGATAGGCCAAAGCGACCGGCGCATAACGGTGGAACGATACACCACAACAACGAACGATTACGGCGAGCGCGTACAGACGTGGGCGACGCTGCTTACCGTTTGGGCCGAGCTTATGAAGACGGGCGAAGGTATGACCGAGCGAATAACGACAGACCAAGATATGCCGGTGCAGCGGCTGCGGTTTAAGATTCGCAGCAGCAGCGACAGCCGAGGCATAAAAGCGGACGACCGCGTGCTATACAATTCGAAGTATTACAACATTCAAGGCATCGAAGAGATTGGCCGACAGGACCAGCTTGTGCTGCTTTGCCAAATTTCCGGCACGTGATACACGTTCACGCACATACTACGCCGCTCGAAAAGCAATTTGCAGAATTGCGCAAACAGGTAAGCGACCCAAAGAAACAAAAGAGCATTCACCGTTCTGCGGGCAACGTCATCAAAAAAGAGATGACGAGCCGCATACAGGACGCGCGCGAAGTGGTGCGAATTCGCAGAGGAAAAAACAGCAAGCCGCTCGACATTCCAATTGGTACGCTGCGGCGTTCTATTCGCGTATGGTTAATTGACAAGCAACAAACATCTTATTGGGTGGGGCCGCGTGTAGGACGAAGGATGCCGCTGCGCAGTGACGGCTGGTTTGCAAACATTGTAGAAGGCGGTGACCAGAAATTTGGACAAGGACGAAATAAAGGCGTGTTTTACGATTCGATTACTACGGCGGCACCACGGGCGTATGAGGTAATGAAGCGAAAGTATCAGAATCAAATTAAGAAAGCAGCCAAAGCAAAAGCAACAAGGTAATGAATATAGGCAAAGCGATATACGGCATTTTAAGCGGTACGACGGCGGTAACCGACATCGTTGGCACCAAGATATTTCCAGAGATTGCCGAGCAAGAAACGGCGGTACCTTTCGTGGTTTATCAGGTGCAAAGCGTGCAGCCTGAAGATACGCACGACGGACCGAGCAAGCTGGATGAGGTTCGGGTGGAGGTGCTTTGTTATGACGACGCTTATAATGGCGCGGCTGATTTAGCGAGCGCGGTGCGCGGCGCTTTGGACCGCGTGCGCGGAACGTATAACGGTGTCAACGTGGAAAGCGTACAATTCAATGACGTCGATTTTGAAATAGAGTACGACCCACGGCGATACAGTCAAGTGCTTACGTTCACGTTTCGCATTAAGCGCGATGACATTGAGATAGCATTAGGCACGCCAATCACCGGCGCGCAGCTTGGCGATTTGTCCGACGTCAATGTAACGGGCGTAACGGATAACCAAATACTGAGTTACGACGCAGCAAGCGACACATGGGTGCCAGCCGCTGACGCAGGCGGCCCTGACGTTCTTGACGACCTGAGCGACGTGGATACGGGCGAACCTGAAGATGGGCAAATGCTGGCTTACCAACAAGGCACATGGAGCGCGATTTATCAGGATGAAATCGTTTTGCCTATTGCAAGCGTCACGGGTTTGCAGACCGAATTAAATACGATACCTGACGGGCTGGACGACCTCGATGACGTAAAGATAATTGGCACGCCAGCGGAAGGCGACGCGCTGGTATACCAGAGCGGCTTTTGGTCACGCGGAACGGCGGGCGCTTCAACGTTGGATGAATTAGACGACGTGCAAGTACCAACGCCAAGTTCAGGCGCGGTGCTGCAATACAACGGCACGTATTGGGCGGCTTCTGCTTTGTCCATTCCATCCGTTCCAAGTACGTACTACCATCAACGTTACGTTTCGGAAGCGGGCACGTTACGTTCAGGCGCTACGGAAACGGTCGAGCTGTACTACACAGCGCAGGCGGACGGCGACGGGTTAAGCGAATCGGCATCAAGCGACACGCCGAGCGCGGGCAACGTCATTCGGCGAAAGTTGTGGTACGCTGAAAAGGCGCAGGCCGACCCCGACACCTCAGCCGATTGGACGCAGTTCGCAGATATTGCAGACGACACGGCGTACGCTACGGCAAAGGCGACGCTGTTGGCATACTTGAAAGCGCGCACGGGCGGCACTGTACCGATTAGCCTGAAAATGACGTGGGAGGATACCGCAGCCGTTAGTTACTTGCTTGACGATTACAGCGGCGCAGCGGCGGCTTATTCCTTGCGTTTACTATCCAGCACCTACTCAGGCGATGCGGTTGAAGTTTACAACGGCACTTCGTATGCCGACATCGGATTTAGCAACGGCGAACTTGACACGACTGCCTTGGCTGCGCATTGCGGAAGTAACGACGGGTTCGTGAGTAAGTGGTACGACCAATCAGGAAACAGCAACGACGCGGCGCAGGCGACTACGGCGAATATGCCAAAGATTTACGACGGGGCGACGGGCGTGGTGACGGAGAACGGGAAGCCTGCCCTTGAATTTACGGGAAGCGAAGATTTGGATTTGCAGAGCGACTTTTCAGACATTACGACGTCAACTATAGTCATGGTGATGAAGTGCACCACCTCAAGCGAAGCTGTTGCGATGCAATACACAGACGACACCAGAGACGTTGTAATTCAATTCAATAGAATTGCAAGTAATTTATCGGTTCGTTTTTACCCCGACGCGACAGATGCTGGCAAAAACAACGCTCTAAATGCCCAACTATTGATGTTTACTCAAGCCGATAGTGCGGCTGTTGATATGCACATCGATGGAAGTGCGGCGATTGACGCAAGCAACACTCGTACACTTGCGGGCGACGCCAGCGTATTAGGTTCGCGTAACGGCTCCATGTATTTCATTGGCACTATTCAAGCTGTTATAATTTACCCGTCCGACCAATCCAGCAACCGCACAAATATCGAGGACAACATAAACACCTTCTATTCAATCTACTGATGAACGGATATATCATAGTTCTTCCAACCGCCACGCAGACAAGCGAAGCACGGGCAAAGCAAATTACGCGAGAACTCTACAACATCTCGCGGCCCGTTCTCATTCAGGCAGAAGGCGAAAAGGCGTCAACCGTCTTTGGAATCGTTACGCACCCCGACGGAATCCAAAACGCTTTGCAGGTAAATACCGATTACCTCATTCACGTACACGAAGCAGCGACGCTCGAAAAGCTGACGGCGTGTTTTCCTGAACTCACCAACGACGAACGCTACCAACTCAGCGCATACGTGCAGACCAATCACCGTTTTCCGTTTGGGCATATCATTCCAAGCACGACTACGGTACGCGATTACGACTACATGAAAGCAGCGGGCTGGTTTACCGATGAAGATATTTAAGACCGTCGCGCTGTTTGCTTTGGCTCTCGTAGCCGTGCCCGTCGGGTTTGTGTACGGCATCGCGGTCGCCATCGTTCACGTCATCACGTACCCGCTGGCACTAAGGCGCGAGCTGTACGAAGCCTTTCGGCAACTGAGCAAAATCGTCAGCGTCATGGCGGCAGAAATGCTTAACGCGGTCCTGATTTACAAAAGCGGCATCCCGTTCGGAACGCATACCGTAAGCGCGACTCTGGGAGCCAACTACCGAGAAAGCACGCTGAAGCCGCTGGGCGAATGGTTACGCGCTACGCTCGACAGTATCGAAGCAAGGCACTGCACGACGGCAGCAGAACGCGCAGGTATTTAATGAATCAGAAATTGACTAAATTGCAGCCATGAAGGTTACAATCCAAAAAGCGTGCAAGCTACGCGGGAACAACTGGAAGAAAGGCGACACGCCAACAGTTACCACCGCTTTCGCTGAAGAGCTGAAGAAAAAAGGCTACTTAGACGCGCCAAAGAAAAAGACCGACGAAGAATCTAACGACATAACAGAAGAATAAAATGGCCATTTTTAACGGTACAGAATTAGGCGTATATATCGACAGCACGTTGATTGCAGCCGCCACCGATTGCTCATTATCCTTGAGCATGGAAACTATCGACATCACAACCAAAGACAGCGCCGGATGGCGTGAGCTTTTGGCCGGCACGCGTTCCGGTTCCATCAGCTGCAGCGGTTTGATTGATTACACCGACGCGTCAAACAAAGACACAACCGATTTGTTTGTGGCTTTTGAAAACCGCACGGCTTTGTCTTTGACCTTTGAAAAGGCAAACGAAGTAACGGGGGATTTGTCATTTGCTTGCACGGGTTTCTTGACCAGCTTGGAGCAGTCAGGCGGCACCGAGGACACAGCGACGTACAGCGCCACTTTTGAAATCAGCGGC